ACCCCGGCAACACACAAATCACGCTGGGCGCTACCCAGCAAACCTACACGGGGGCGCAGATAGATGCCAAGCGTGAAACGGATAAACGCATCGAAAGCACACGGCAGGAGATTTCTGAGCGGGTGGACGAAGCTTCAAGCCAAGTGATTCAGGCCACACACCAGCAGATTACCGATCTGCAGCAGAATGTCAACTCCATCATCCTGTCCGCTCTGGAAAACTATGTAGAAACCGGGGATTTCGACAGCTACAAAGAGGAGGTCAGCACAAAGCTGTCTGTGCTGACTGACCAGCTGAGCATTGACATCACTAAGGTAACCGAGCGCATTGACAAGGTGGACGGCGATCTGCAAAGCAAGTACAGCGAGATCACAAAGGCTTTCCGGTTTACGTCTGACGGCCTAATCATTGGCGAAACGGGCAATGAAATCCTGCTGCGGCTGGATAATGATGTGTTGCAGTTTGTCCGCAACAACACACCGGAGTTGCAGATCACCGCAGAGGGCGTGGAAGCAATGCGTATCAAGGTATCTATCCTCTGCATCGGAAACGTGGTTTGGACGGAGGACGAAAACGGCGATGTAATTGCCAGTTGACAGGAGTTGAGAACATGGCTTCCATTTACAGCAGCACAAACAAAGGCTGGCGCTTGCGTCTGGATTGGTCAATCACAGGCCAGTCTATCGCAGACAACAAAAGTACATTAAGTCTTGATTTGTGGGTATATGACGGAACCGGATATTCCCAAAACGAGAGCAGCGGCGAAGCGTATTATATACTTCAGGGCGAAAAACGCTGGAATCCGTATAATTACAGTTCCACCGGATGGTATAAACTGGGCAGCAAGACTATTACAGTCAGCCATAATGCAGACGGCACGAAAAGTATTGCGCTGACAGCAGAGTGGGACTGTGGCTTTGACAGCGCCTACACACCACGCCATTTGTCCTTGTCAGAAACGGTGACGCTAACCACCATCCCAAGAGCGTCCACGGCCACCACGAGCGGCTCCACGCTGGGGGAGACCTTGACCATCACCATCAAGCGGGCCAGCAGCAGCTTTAAGCACAAACTCTATTACACATGCGGCAGCGTCAAGGATCAACTGATTGCAGAGAATGTAAGCACATCGTACAGTTGGAATGCGCCGCCTGTGTCTCTGGCACAGCAAGCACCAAACGCAGAGACTGTGGCGCTCACACTCACAGTAAAGACGTACAATGGCAGCACCTATGTTGGAGCGTGGTCAACGTCTGTTAAGCTTGCCGTGCCGTCAACCGTGGTTCCGGCCCTGTCTGTTGCAATCAGCGATCCAACAGGTGTGTCCATCACCTATGGTGGATATGTCCAGCTTCGCAGCAAAGTCAAAGTAGATATCACCGCATCTGGGGCGCAAGGCAGTTCCATCAAGTCTTACAGTATCAAGGTGGGCAGCATCTACGCTGCGACATCGGCCAGTGGTACAACGGATTATCTACCCGGTTCTGGCGAACTGACTGTTTCCTGTGCTGTCACAGATAGCCGAGGGCGCACGACTACAAAGACACAAAGTATCGCTGTCCTCGCTTATAGCAAACCAGCAATTACTGCTATTTCTGCCGCCCGTTGCAATGCCGATGGAACAGCAAACCGGGCTGGCACTTATGGCAAGGTGACTTTCTCCGGGGCCATTACTCCACTTTCTGCTAAAAACACCGCAGCATATGCGGTGCAGTATAGGGAAGTCGGCGCTGAAAATTGGACTA